CATGAAGCCGCCGGGAGACCAGCAGCCCAAGCTCTTCGTCCACAGCCGGTGCGTCAACCTCCGCAAGGAGTTGAACCAGTACCACCTCAAGGAGGGTACTGACATCCCGGTGGACGCGAACAACCACGGTCCCGACGCGCTCCGGTACGTGTTGAACGGGGTCTTCATGCCCGTTCCACAGGCCGTCGAGCAGGTCATGACCTGGACCCCGCAGAAGACGCCCATCCAGACGGATCTGGATCGACTCTCCTGGTAACCTCAGCTCGTAGCACTGTATGCTACGGAGGTGGACAGTCGAGATCTTGTAGTCCTGGAGCATGCCGCTGATGACATGCTGGGTATCGTCGACGGCGCGCTCGAGAAGGCGACCGACCTGGATCACTTCAATCGGATCCTGTCGGAGTCGCTCGCTGAGGTAGAACTGGCCCTAGAGCAGTCTCGGTGGCAGTCGATCTCAGCCGATCCGATCAACGAGACCTCGCCCGAGCTGGACTACACCGAGCGGTGCAAGCTCATTCGGGCCGCGAGGCTGTATTACCTGAAGGATCCGCTCATCCACCAGGCCACGAGCCTGATCACGAACTACACGTTCGGGGATGGGCTCCGGTACTCCTGTCAGAACGAGGAGTGGAAGGCCTACCTCGACGACTGGTGGATGGACGAGGACAACCTGATCGAGCTGACGAGTCAGCAGGCGCAGGAGTCCAAGTCGATCGAGCTGATCATCGACGGCGAGATCTTCTTCGTCTTGTTCCAGGAGGCGGACGGGCGGGTGAAGGTGAGGACCCTCCCGCCTGAGGAGATCACCCAGGTCATCTCCAGCCCGGACGACTACCGGCGCCAGCTCTACTACGAGCGCAAGTACCGGGCTCAGCAGTACGACTTCAAGAATGGCCGGTGGACTGTCGCCAACAGTCTGTCGACCGTCTACTACGCCGACTGGCGGAACTACGCCCCCGGCAAGCATGGGTTCGAGACCAACATGCCTGCTGTGCGTGATGGCGCGGTCTACCAGGTCGCCGTGAACCGCCTGGCTCGCCAGAAGCGGGGGAACACCGAGACGTACCCGGCTCTCGACTGGGCCAAGGCCCACCGGCAGATGCTGCAGGACTGGGTGACGATCGTCAAGGCGTACTCCACCCTCGCGTGGAAGGCGAAGGTCAAGGGCGAGGACACCCGTGACATCTCCCGAGTTCGGGAGAAGCTCATGTCAGTCCTCCCGGCCTTCAACCCGCAGACCGGCCAGCTCTCCCAGCCGGCCGGCACCGCTGGCATCGCGTTTGAGAACGACGCCATGTCCCTCACCCCGATGAGGACCGCTGGGATGGCCACCGACCCTGCCGACAGTCGTCAGATCCGCCTGATGGCCGGCGCGGGGCTCGGGATCATGGAGCACTACTTCGGGGACGCGGGCAACGCGAACCTCGCCACGGCCCAGGCCATGGAGCTGCCGATGCTGAAGAAGTTCTCGGCTCGCCAGCGGTTCTGGGAGGACATCTACCTGAACATCATGAACTTCGTGATCGTGTCGGGGATCGAGGCGGGGCGCATCAAGGGTGAGCTCGACCTCGGTCACAACGACCGGGGTCTCATCGTCTCCAAGCGGATCCTCCGGTCCTCAGACGACGACAAGGTCATCGTCAAGGCGCCACCGATCCTCTCCCGGAACCTCGCCGAGGTTGCCCAGGGCATCGTGCCGCTGGCCGAGAACAGCCTCATCCTCCGCGAGGACGCGGCCCGCTACGCCATGCAGGCCATGGACGTGGAGAACGGCGAGGACCAGCTGGCCAAGCTCGAGGACCAGTGGGCGAAGGAAGATGCCCAGGCGGAGCAGATGGCCAAGCTCGCCGCCATGGGTGCCCAGGCGAAGGTCGACCAGACCAACCAGGACGTCAATCCCTCCAACCAGGATCCGAGCAATACCAAGAAGCCGGAGGGCCCGCCTTCCCAGGGCGACGCACCTCCCGCTGGCAGAAACACCGGGGACTAGGTAGGATCGGAGAACACATGGAGCCAACGCTCGAGATCGATCCCCTCAAGCTCGTCATCGGCCTGGCAGAGACCAGGGAGCTGACGACCCTCCTCCGCCCCCTCCAGTACCTCCACGAGGTTGGCCAGGAGTACCTCGAGGCACTCGACTCGGAGACACTCACCGAGGACATGATGGACCGCTGCTGCTGGGCGTCGAAGGATGCCCGCAACGCTGTCCTCAGCCTCATGGACTACAAGGCCGCCATGGGCGAGGATGTGTCCGATCTCCAGGACATGCTCGACGAGCTCAACGGCTACGTGGTCGACCATCTCAAGATGGAGATGGAGCAGGAGGACGCCCAGAAGGCGGCCATGATGACGTACCAGGACGAGGGTATGGCCATGGCCTCCGAGGCGGGCGAGCTCCAGCAGGTCGACGAGGCCGCCCCGCTGAACGCGGCGATGCGCCGTCGGCACGCCACAGTCGTCCGGACGAACAAGGACGGGACCAAGGAGTACAAGTTCCCGATCCCGGACAAGGCCCACGCCAGGGCAGCACTCGCCCGGCTCAACCAGTCCGACCTGTCCGCCGAGGAGAAGGCGAAGGTCAAGCGACGGGCCTACCGTGTACTCGGCCAGAGCCCCTCGAAGAAGACGAAGGAGGCGCATCACATGGACGAGGACCACGAAGGTTCCATCTCGGAGGCGATCGATGCTACGATCGGTGGCGTGGACGAGCTCAACCTCCTCACGCTGACCGAGGCGAAGCTGGATCTCAAGTCCGGTGAGCTGACGGCCGTCTTCCTCCAGCCGGGGCTGAACCGCTCCGGTGCCCGGTACTACCCCAAGTCGGCCATCAAGGAAGCCGTCGACGCGGGCATGTTCAACGGGCTGAAGATGTACCTCAACCACGGCACACCGCAGGAGCTCGCCTCGCGACCCGAGCGGTCCCTGACCGACTGGGTGTCGACCATCAAGGAGACGTGGGTCGACCCCTCCACCGGCGCCGGCATGGCCAAGATCAAGGTCGTGCAGGGCTGGTTCAAGAACTTCCTGAAGGATCTGCAGGAGGCTGGCGCGCTTCCTGAGATCGGACTGTCCATCTTCGCCCAGGGCAAGGTCAAGCCCGAGAAGCGCGACGGGAAGATGACGCACGTCGTCGAGAAGTTCAAGAGCGCCATGTCCGTGGACTGGGTGACCGAACCTGGCGCTGGCGGCCGGGTCACGGCCATCTGGGAGTCCTACCAGCCCATGATCGCCAAGGAGCAGGAGATCAACATGCTCAACTCGATGAAGGTCGACGAGGCGCTGAAGGAGATCCGGGAGAGCCGCCCCGACGTCTTCAGCGCGATCGTCGCCGAGGTGCAGACCTCGCAGCAGACGGAGGAGGAGAAGGCCAAGGCCGCCGCCGACTTCAAGGCTCTCCAGGACCAGGTCGCGACGCTGACCGAGTCGCTCGCCGCCAAGGAGAAGGAGACCGCCGAGCAGACGGCCGCCCGGATCAAGGCCGAGCAGACCGTGCTCGTCACCGAGTCCCTCTCCCAGGTCGAGCTCCCGCAGCTCGCCAAGGGCCGGATCATGGACCACCTCATGCGGACCGTTCACGAGAAGGACGGGGCGCTCGACACCGACAAGGTGAAGGAGTCCATCACCAGCGTCGTGAAGGAGGAGCAGGAGTACGTCGCCGAGCTCCTCAAGGGTCAGCCCAAGCCGTCCACCGGCATCAAGGGCATGGGCGACTCCGCCGAGACCACCAACGTCACGGAGGCCAGCACGGCTCCCACGACCCCGCAGGCCAAGTTCCAGGCCGGCCTCGACAAGCGGCTCGGCCTCGCCCCGGTCAAGACGGCGTCCTGAGCTCGAGCTGACCAAGGAGACTGACAACCATCATGGCTGACACCGACGCCACCGATGCGGAGAAGGCGGCCGCCGAGGCGCTCGCCAATGCCTCGGCCCCTGAGGGCCAGGCCGATCCTCCGGCTGAGCCGGAGCAGGACCCCGCCGCCGTTCCGACGCTCGAGGAGCAGACTCAGCCCGCGCCGCAGAACACCATCTCTGACGTCCCCTCGACCCACGTCGAGGGCCCGGAGGATCCGGGCGTCCCGACGCTCGAGGAGGCGACGGCGAGCGCGGAGGAGGCGGCTCAGACGACCGCGGAGGTCGCGGCCGAGAACCGCCCGGAGCCGGAGGCCGTTCCGGAGCCCCAGCCCGAGGAGGACGTTCCCACCGCCTACGTCGTCTACCAGGCCGTCGAGGGCCAGATCTACCCCGGTCGGTTCCTCACCATCACGATCAAGCTCGAGGAGGACGAGGACGGCAACCCCGTGCTCGACACCATCACCCTCGAGGAGGGCGTTCCGACCCTTCTGCCCACCACGCACGCCGACGCGGCCTCTGCGTACGCGGACGAGACTGACAACTTCGTCATCAAGTCCGCCACCTGAACCAAGAACCCGCCGGTCCTAGTTGCCGGCCACGTAGTCTTCAAGGAGCAATCCCATGGCAGTCAACTACAAGCACTACGGCGATCGCCTCCAGGTCACGGCCGCTGGTGCCCGGACCTCCGGGGCCATCGTCGCCGACCTGCTCGACGCCGGCGGCACGTGCGCGGCCGGGATCGCTACCGCGACGGCCGCGACGAACGACAAGTACTGGATCCAGGTCCGGGGCGTCTTCAACCTGACCGTTCCCGGCTCGACGGCCGCGGGCGTCAAGCTCTACGTCCCGGGCGTCACGCCCACCGCCGGCAACGGCCTCGTGCTCACCGCCACCGCGACGTCGAACAGCCTGTTCTGCAAGACGCTCAAGGCCGCGGATGCGAACAACAAGGCCGACTGCCTCCTGCTCGACATCACCTACTAGCCGCTCGACGCTGGGTCGAGAGGAGGAGTACCAAACATGCGCCTGATGGAGAGCCTCTACGAGATCTGCGAGGCCAAGAAGCAGGAGATCGACAACGAGTTCCTGGCCGAGTCGGCCGGCGTCGATGACTTCGCCAACATCCTCGGTTCGTCCCTGAACCGGTCGCTTCGGAACGCGTACAGCTCGGTGAACATGCCGTGGCGCCAGTACACGATGCAGTCCGAGGTCTCGGACTTCCGCAGCAACGACCGCATCATGGGCTCGGAGGCCGAGGATCTGCTTCCCCTCGGTCCCGGCGGCACGGGTCCGTACCAGGACTCGAAGCTGACCGAGCAGAAGTACAGCATTCGGGTCTCGACGAAGGGACGGATGTTCTCGATCACGCGCCAGGCGCTGATCAACGACGACCTGAACTTCCTCAAGAACCAGCCCGAGCGCTTCGGCCGGGCGGCGGCCCGCACCCTCACCAAGGAGGTCGTGCAGACCGTCCTCGAGGGCAACCTGAACGCGTACGACGGCACCGCGCTGTTCCACACGAACCACGCCAACCTGCTCACCGGCGGTACCTCCGTCCTGAACGCGGCGAACATCAACCTCGCCCGGGTCGCGATCCAGCGGTCGACGTTCGAGGGCCAGTTCACCGGTCTGCAGGCGAAGTACCTGGTCGTGCCGCCTCCGCTCGAGGCGACGGCCCGGACGATCCTGAACTCCGACTGGATCCCGGCTCCCGGCACCGGCATCGGCAACATCAACCCCTTCCAGGGGTCGCTCGAGCTGATCGTCGACCAGTGGCTCACCTCGGACACCGCGTGGTACGTCTTCGCCGAGCCCACCGCGGCGCCGGCGATCGACGTCGCCTTCCTGCCGGGTCGTCAGGAGCCGGACCTGCTCGTGCAGCGGCCGGAGTACCTGATGGTCGCCGGCGGCGGGCAGGACCCGTACCTGCACGGCGAGTTCGACGAGCTCCGCTACGCGGTCCGGTACGACTACGGCATCGCGGTCGGCATGTACCAGGGCGCGTACAAGGGCGCCGGCGTCTAGCCTCCATCCCCCTGAGGACCTGAAGGGCCGTCCCAGCCTCCACCGGGGCGGGGCGGCCCTTCATGTAGGAGACCACCTTGGCGACCTTCCCTACTGGCGTAGCAGCCAAGCCTGCCAACATCACGGACGGGCTCCAGATCCTTGCGCTCCACGTCAGTACGGCGTGGGACGAGATCCTCGCACTCGAAAGCGAGCTCCTTGGATCGGGCGCGGGCGCGTTCATCATGGACATCCGGCCCTCCGCGGCCGGCAACGTCATCCTGCAGTCACGGCAGCTCGCCGGCGACTCGCAGCCCCGCTTCCAGCTGACGGGATCCGGTGACCAGAGGTGGGGCTCTGGCTCGGCAGCGACCGACGTTACCCTCTCCCGGTCGGGGACCCGTACCCTTACCCTGACCGGCTCGGAGGTCATCACCCCGGGCAACGCGGCGGACATCGGACTGACCGTCAAGGGCGCTGGCTCCCAGACGGCGGCACTCCTCGAGGCTCAGAACTCGTCGGCGACCGTCTTCTTCCGGATCACGGCCGGTGGTCAGGTGATCCTCTCGCCCGCTGGTACGCCCACCACCGCGGCCTTCGGCATCCAGTTCGGCAACGACTCGGTCGCCAACATCTACCGGTCGGCCGGCTCGACCATCAAGACGGACGGCAACATCGTGGCGGCCGGCAACGCCACGGTCAACAACTTGATCATGGCGGGTGCCGGAGCGGGGATCGCCTCCACCAACACCGTTGTGGGCAATCCGCTCCTCCGCGGCCTCATCACGGGTG